GGTAATTTCGAACCCCCTTCTTTCTCTAGCGTCAGAACTATGCGTGTCGCAGCATTCCCAGGTTTGTCTCACTTTGAGACGCCAAAAATCAAAAAGTCGACAATTATATGCCAAGAAAAGCTCCCGTGCCACTATTTCGCTTAAAACCGCGCTACCTGCCTTAAATTGCGTCTATGACTGTCTGCAACACCAAAGAACTGGCCGAGGAGCTTGGCATCACGCAGGCTCGCATCAGCCAAATGAAGAGCCAGGGCCGTTTCGACGGTTGCTTCATGGTTGTCCGCAACAAGATCGAATGGGACAAGGAAGCAGCGGTCAAGGCGTACACCGAAGGCAACCCGCTTGTCTCAACGAGTCCCACACGTAAGACATCCTCTGAACTTGAGATTCCGACCTTTAATGAGAGCCGTGCGAAGTCTGAGCATTTCCGTGCCGAACTGGCTCGACTGGACCTCGAAGTCAAAGAAGATCAGCTTGTGGAGGTTTCTCGTGTGCAGCGTGAGGCTTTCACTTCTGCTCGTGCTGTACGTGATGCTTTGGGGAATATTCCTGATCGTGTCAGCAATCAACTGGCTGCTGAGTCTGACCCGGTCGTCATCCACCAGACGTTGACCAGCGAGATCCGTAGAGCCTTGGAGACCTTGACCGATGCGTGATGGTGCCCTGATCTACAGGCATGCGTTCCGTGACGGCCTGAAGCCTGATCCTGACTTGACCGTGAGTCAGTGGGCCGACATGTACAGGATGTTGTCCAACAAGGCGAGTGCTGAACCCGGCCCCTGGCGCACAGACCGGACGCCGTACCTGAAAGAGATCATGGACTCCATGTCCGCCAGCTCTCCTGTGCAGAAGGTGGTGTTCATGGCTGGTGCGCAGCTTGGCAAGACAGAAGCGATCAACAACGTCGTTGGGTACATGATTGCCCACGCGCCCGGCCCAGCACTTTTTGTGCAGCCGACGATCGAGATGGCTAAAAGATTGAGCAAACAACGTCTTGACTCGTTGATTCATGAGACACCGTGTCTGGCGGAGAAGGTCGCTCCGGCTCGAAGCCGCGATTCAGGCAACACGATGTTTTCAAAAGAATTTCCAGGTGGAATCCTCCTCCTCACCGGGGCGAACTCAGCTACGGGCCTGCGTTCTGCTCCTTGCCGTTGGGTACTTCTTGATGAGGTTGATGCTTTCCCAAGCGATGTGGACGGCGAGGGAGATCCTTGCGCATTGGCGGAGCGTCGTGCGTCAACGTTCAGCAGGCGGAAGATCATCCTGACGTCAACCCCCACCGTCAAAGATACGAGCCGCATTGAGGCCGAATATCTCGCATCAGATCAGCGGCGTTACTTCGTCCCCTGTCCTCATTGCGATCACATGCAGTGGCTGCAGTGGAAGAATTTGCAGTGGCGTGACGGCGACCCGAAGACTGTTGCGTATGTGTGCGAAAGCTGTGGCACGCACATTCAGGAGTACTACAAGAGCGAAATGCTGCGCAAGGGCGAGTGGCGTGCGATGGCAGATAGTCAAGATCAAAGAACGATCGGATTTCACCTGTCGTCTCTGTACTCACCACTGGGCTGGAAAAGCTGGGAAGAGATTGTTGGTGAATTTTTACGTGCGAAGAACGACGCGCCCCTGTTGAAGACGTTCGTTAATACGATCCTGGGCGAGACCTGGGAAGAGGAGACAGGAGCAAAGCTTGGTGCTGACAGCTTGTCTGAACGGGCTGAGTTCTACCCCGCTGGTGAACTGCCGAAAGGGGCGGTCATACTCACGGCTGGTGTTGACGTGCAGGACAACCGCGTTGCCGTTGGGTTGTATGCATGGGGCGCTGGTGAGGAGTGTTGGCTGATTGGGCATACTGAGATTTACGGCGATCCAGCAGGTGAAAAGTTGTGGAGTCAAGTTGATGACCTCGTATTTAGGGACTATCCACATGCAGATGGCGGAAGAGTCAAGGTGTCTGCTATTGGTTGCGACTCAGGCGGCCACTACACCTCAGAAGTGTATGCGTATGCTCGAAGCCGCAAGAACAAAAGTGTTTTTGCGTTGAAGGGTCAATCGGTCAGGAACAAACCGCCAATTGGCAAGCCGTCAAAGGTTGACATCAACTACAAGGGACAGGTGCTGAAGAATTCGGCAGAGGTGTTCCCTGTTGGCGTTGACACGATCAAGAGCACCCTGTTTGGCCGGATGAAGCACAACGAGCCAGGCGCAGGATTCATCCACTTCCATGCCGAGGCGGGGCAGGAGTACTTCAAGCAAATCACGTCAGAACGACAGGTTGTGCGCTACGTCAAGGGTTTCGCCATTCGCGAGTGGAAGAAGAAAGCGGGTGATCGCAACGAGGCGCTTGACTGCTTCGTGTACAGCTACGCAGCGTTACATTTCCTTTACATGCGCTTCAACAGGAACACAATCTTCGAGCAGTTTCAGCGGAGTATTGGCAAGCCATCGAAAGCCGACAATACTGGTGACGTATCGGTGGATAAGCCGATAGAATCCCCATATCGCCCGCCGCAACGCCGGTTGCAACGACGAAATTCCTCATTCGTGACGAGCTGGTGAGCATCCTTGTCCCAAACCTGATTTACGCGGGCGACACAGTTGTGTTTGACGTGCCTGCGTTCAAAGACGCAATTGGCACAAACATCGACAGTGGCACCTTCACGCTCACGTGGTACGCACGGACGAATACTGCAAATGAAGGCGCGACTGTTGTTGGCACTACTGAGGGCACTGGCTGGCGCATAACGATCCCTGCGGCCACGACAACGGGATTCGATGCAGGCTTGTGGACCTGGCAGGCAATTGCGACCTACAGCACACAGCAATACACGGCAGGGCGTGGTCAGTTCACTGTCAAGGCGTCAGCCAAATACGCAGGCTCACCGGGCGCATTCGACGATCGTTCTCGCGCTGAGATTGACCTTTCTTACGTCGAGACAGCAATACGCACGCTGGCCCAGGGTGGCATGGTGCAGGAGTATCAGATTGGTGGGCGTAGCCTGAGGCGTTACAAAATGGCTGAGCTGCTCCAGCTTCGTGATGACCTCAAGAGCGAAATTGCGATGGAGCGCAAAGCTGAAAAAATACGTCAGGGCCTTGGTAACCCTGGCCTCGCCAAAGTGAGGTTCAAGTAATGGCAATCTTCGGCATCGGGCGTACCCACGCGTTGCGTCAGCAACTTGAAGAAGCACAACAGAAGAATGCTTACTTCAAGCGTGCTTATGCCGCTGCACAGAACAACAGGCTGACATCTGATTGGATCAGTCAGGCCACTTCTGCTGACAGCGAGATCAGAGGCAGTATCAGGATGCTGCGCAATCGCGCTCGGCAACTGGTGCGTGATTCAGATTTTGCCAAGGCTGCCCTGAGAGCTGTACGCAATAACGTCGTCGGCACTGGCATCAGGATGCAAGCTCAGGTGCGCATGCAGCGTGGTGGTCGCCTGGCTGATGACATCAATCGCCGCATCGAGGAGGAGTGGGATCGCTGGACCTCCGCAAAGCGCTGTCACACGGCTGGCAAGCTGAGTTGGTACGACATTCAACGCCTCTGCATCACGTCGATGCTTGAGTCTGGCGAGGTGTTTGTGCGCCTTGTCCGTCAACCGTTTGGCAATAGCCGCGTCCCGCTGGGCATCGAGATCATTGAATCTGATCTGCTGGACGACGACTACAACGCCATTGAGAAGAATGGCAACGAAGTGCGGATGGGCATTGAAATTGACAAGTGGGGCAGGCCCGTCGCGTATCACTTCTTCGACTACCACCCAGGCGACTATCAGTTCTCATACGCCCAGAAAGCCGCCAAACGTCGCATCAGGATCCCCGCTGATGACGTCCTTCACCTGTACCTGATCGAACGTCCAGGGCAGACACGTGGCGTCAGTGCATTTGCATCCGCGATCATGCGCCTGCGCAACCTGAGCGGGTATGAGGAAGCTGAAATTGTTGCAGCACGTGCCAGCTCGTCGATGATGGCGTTTGTCAAGACCCCTGATCAGGAGCTTTTTGAGGATGGCACGTTTGACCAAGACTCAGTGCTCGACTTCTCACCCGGAAGCATTAGGCGTCTGGCCCCAGGCGAAGAAATGCAATTCTTTACGCCCAATCGGCCGGATGATGCGTTTACTCCTTTTGTGCAGCAAATGCTGCGAGCTGTCGCTGCTGGGGTTGGTTGTAGTTACACGCAAGTCTCAAGCGATTTCTCTCAGAGCAACTACAGCTCTTCACGCCTGGAACTGCTCGAAACAAGAACTCATTACAAAACACTTCAGCAGTACGTGATCGAATCACTGTGCGAAGAGGTGTACGAGCGTTGGCTTGAAATGGCCGTCATGGCTGGCGTTCTGGATCTGCCGAACTACGACAGCAACCCTGATCGCTACGAAGAGGCCAAGTGGATCGCCCCTGCTGCACAGTTTGTTGACCCACAAAAAGAAGCTGCTGCGTACAAGGACCTGATCCGCAGTGGCGTCATGACACTGTCACAAGTGATCGCGCTGCATGGCGGTGACTTTGAGGATCAGATGCGTCAACGGCAGCATGAACTGGCAGTCGCTGATGAGCTTGGCATTGTGCTCGACACTGATCCCTCGCAGGTCTCAAACAACGGCGTTTCGCAGCCTGTTCCTGTTGCCCCAACCGAACATCCGGTAGAACATGAGGAAGAACCTGAACTTGAGGACATTGACTGATGGCCAAGGTTGGTGACAAGACGATTGACCTGATGCCAACTGAAGGCATGAAGGCCGAAGCGCGTCGTTATCGCGCATGGAAGAAAGAAGGACGCCCCGGTGGCACAGATGATGCTGCAACACGTGCAGGGCAGATCCTGTCAGGTGACGAGCTGAGTCCTGACACTGTCATCACGATGTCGGCATGGTTTGCGCGGCATGAAGTTGACAAGCAAGGCAAAGGGTTCCGCCCTGACAGCAGTGACTATCCCTCACCGGGTCGCGTAGCATGGGCGGCATGGGGTGGCGATTCAGGGCAAACCTGGAGCAACATGAAATCCAAAGCCATCAAAAAAGCGAAGGAGCGTGCCATGGAACCGATCGTTGACGGTCGTCCCTACCCCAATGAGCATGCTGCTCGCCTGACTGATCCTGATCAGTACGATCGCATTCGCCGTGTCAATGATGAATTTGGCGCTGGCATCGACGCGATCTACGGCATCAAGGATGAAACTGCTGAGCTGCAGGCAATTCGTTTCGACGCCGATCGTTTCACACCCGCTGAAGCCCGTGAATGGTTGAGCGATCACGATTACAGCCCGATGGAGTTTGAGGAGGCCACTGGCGAACGCAGCCAGAAACGCGCTGCTCCCGATGCGGTTAAAGTTGGCGATTTCGTGGAATGGGATTCAAGTGGTGGCACCGCACGCGGCAAGGTGGAGCATGTAATGCGTGAAGGTGTACTTGGTGTTCCAGATTCTTCGTTTAGTATTAACGCATCTGAAGAAGATCCCGCTGCATTGATTCGCGTGTACCGCAAAAACGACGACGGTGACTATAAAGAGACCGAAACACTGGTCGGTCACAAGTTCTCTGAGCTGCGCAAAATTTCTGCACTGCGTTTCTTTGAAGGCGAAACACTGAAGCGTTCACTCGCGACTGAATTCCGCTCTGAAGGTGAAGAGCGCACGCTTGAGTTCCCCTTTGCCAGCGAGGCCCCTGTCGAGCGTTACTACGGCATGGAAGTGCTGTCGATGGATGACAAGTCGATGGATCTTTGCCGCCTGAACGATGGCGCACCGCTGCTGTATCAGCATGATCCTGACAAGATCGTTGGCGTTGTACAGAAGGCGTACATCAAAAATAAGCGTGCATATGCACGAGTGAAGATCGCCAACAATGAGCTTGGCCGTGAAATGCAAGATCTGATCAAGGACGGAATCATCCGTAATGTCAGCTTCGGTTACAAGATCAATTCCATGGAAACCGATGAGTCCACTTCCCCAGTGACTTATCGGGCAACCAGCTATGAACCATTTGAGATTAGTCTGGTTACCGTGCCTGCTGACAATTCAGTGGGCATAGGACGCGCTTTCTCCCATAATGAGAGCGTCGAGACGGCCTCAGCCGTTAAACAAACTACAAACGGAGTTACAACCGTGGATCAACCCCTCAATCTTGAGGCTATCCGCGCTGAGGCCGCTCAGGCCAAGGCTAAGGAAGTGGCCGACATGATCGCCCTTGGTCAACGCACCAAGAACATTGAAATGGCTCAAGAGTTTATTGCAAACTCCCGTAGCCTCGACGAGCTGCGCTCTGCCCTTCTGGAGAAGATGGGTGTTCAAGAGAAGCCTGTGAATCCTAAGGACGCCGAAATCGGCATGTCTGACAAGGAGCGCCGCAACTTCTCCTTCATCCGCGCTATCAACGCTCTGGCTCATCCCAATAGCCAGGAAGCTCAGCGTGCTGCTGGTTTCGAAATGGAAGTCAGCCGTGCTGCTCAAGAGAAGAGCGGTAAGGAAGCTCGTGGCATCCTGATCCCTGCCGATGTGCTGGGTTATGGCCGTCGCGACCTGACCGTTGGTTCGGCTTCGGGTGGTGGTGATCTGGTTGCCACTGATCTGATGAGCGATAGCTTCATCGACCTGCTGCGCAAAGCTCTGGTGCTGCAAAGCGCTGGTGCGACCATCATGACCGGTCTGCAAGGCATGGTTGCTCTGCCCCGTCAATCGGGTGGCGCCACTGTGTATCACGTTGCTGAGTCGGGTTCGATCAACGAATCCCAGCTCACCGTTGATCAGGTGACGATGCAGCCCCGCACCATTGGTGCTCTGACTGATTACAGCCGCCGTCTGCTCCTGCAGTCCAGCATTGACATCGAGAACCTCGTTCGTCGTGACCTGGCTCAGCAGATTGCTATCGAGGTTGAGAATCAGGCCATCAACGGCACCGGCACCGGTTCTTACCCGCTGGGCTTCCTCAACGTGACCGGCATCAACACCGAGTCCGGTTACACCACGTTCGCTGATTATGTGAACGCTGAGGCCGCTCTAAGCACCGACAACGCCCTGCTGGGCACCCTCGGTTACATGATGAATTCCTCCCTGCGTGGAACTCTGAAGACCACCGAGAAGTCGGCTACCGGCACCAACGCCAACTTCATCTACGAAGCCAACAACACCATCAACGGTTACTCGGCTTACGTGTCGAACTCCATGCCGAACAACACTGCGGTGTTCGCTAACTTCAGCGACATCATGATCGGCTTCTGGAGTGGTCTGGACATCATGGTTGATCCTTACACCGGCTCTGCTTCTGGCACTGTCCGTGTGGTGGCCATGCAGGACTACGACGTGGCTATCCGCCACCCTGAGTCGATCTGCAAGCTGTCCTGATGATTGTGGAGCGGGTAATGCGCATTCAGATGTTGCGAAACACCATCGTTGATCTCAAAGAGGTGAAGGCTGGTGATTTCGTTGAAACTGATCACAAATCAGCTTTGCTGTTGATCGGCATCCAGAAGGCCATTCCCGCTCCCATCGTCGAGGAAGTTATTACGGCTGACGAGCAGCCAATCCCTGTTCCAAGCAAACTCACTCCCAAACGGAGAAAGACCAATGATCCACAACCTGGGGTCGAAGACCTACATCGCGAGCCTGCTGGCCGCTGATTCCCGCACTGCCACCGCCACCGGCACTGGTTTTGACCTGCAAGGGTCGAACGATGCTGAGGGCGAAGCGATCGTGATCCTGGATTGCGAAGCTGGTAGCGGTACCACTCCTACCCTGAACGTCAAGCTTCAGGATTCGGCTGACAACTCGGCATGGGCTGACATCACCGGCAAGACCTTCACCGAGGTCACCGGTTCTGCTGCTGCATTCGAGAAGATCAGCATCAACTGCAACGACGTGCGCCGTTATGTGCGTGCTGTCGGTACTCAAGCTGGCACCAACCCGGTGTTCGTGTACGGCGTCTCGCTGGTCTACAGCAAGAAGTACGGCAACTGATCCAGATGGCTTTCCAGGATACGCTGGCATTTTTGAACGTTGACGAGTTCGGGGTTTCCTGCACTCTTGGCGCTTCAACTTTTGTCGGCATCCTGGATTCGCCTGTGGAGGTGCTTGCGGGTGGCATGGCTTTGAGTCGGGAGTACTCGTTATTGGCGAAGACTTCTGACGTCAGCACTGCCGCCCGTGGCACTGCCATTACCGTTGATTCGGTCTCCTATACCGTCAGGGAGAATCGAGCACTTGATGACGGTTTGTTTTCGGAACTACTATTGAGCAAGGTTTGACTTTGAGGCTATGAGCAGCATTTTCAAGGTCAACACCAGAGCTAATTGGGCAAACCTCAATCCCGTGTTGCTTCCGGGTGAGACTGCCGTTGAGACGCAAACCAATAACGTCAAAGTTGGGGACGGCGTTTCCGCTTGGAGCAAACTGCCATATTTCTCCTCACCAGGGTATTGGGGTTCGTTTTGGGACGACACGTCGCAGACAGCAACGGCTAACACACCAACTGCGATTTACCTGCGTCAACGTGATACGGGCAGTCGAGGTGTTCGCGTTGTTTCTGGCACTCGCATCACGTTTGATTATGCGGGCGTTTATAGCATCACGTTCTCGATTCAATTCAGCAATAACGACGAGCAGATTCACGACATCAACGTGTGGTTACGCAAGAACGACAGTGGCGCTTCTGGTGATGTAGCTGCTACTGACAGCAGATTTAGCATTGTTGCCAGCCATGGAGGCATCCCAGGCAATGTGGTCGGCACTGTGAATTACGTGTTGCCTGTTGTCGCAAATGATTACCTGGAGCTGATTTGGGCGACATCTGACGCTGACGCTTACATTCATGCTGAATCGGCAGAGACCAGCCCCTTTGCCCATCCAGGCATCCCAGGGATTATCTGCACTGTTGTTCAAGTCGCTTCTGCCTGACCATGGCTGACACCCGCCGCGAATTGATCCTGGCTCGCATCAAGAGCAATCTGGACACGATTGTTGGTGCAATGGTCTACAGGAGCCGTGTGGAGCCTCTGGCGCGTGGTGAGGTACCTGCTGTCATTGTCGAGCCTGTCAACGATCAGCCTATTGATACGAATTTTTACGACAAGCTGGACTGGTCGATGAGGGTCAGAGTCACAACACTGGTGCGTGCTGCAGTGCCCGATGATGAGTCAGATACGTACACCCAGCAAGTGCATGCCAAGTTGATGGCTGATCAGACCTTGAACGGCTACGCCCTTGACTTGACACCTGATCGAACTGACTTCAACCTGTATGAAGCTGATGTACCGCTGGGTATTATCAGCCAGGACTTCATTGTCCGTTATCGTACAAGCAGGACTTCATTAACTAGCGCCTGACATTATGGCTAAGATTGAAAGGGAAATCCCAAATCCCGGAGTGGGCGGCAGCTATTTGTTTGACCCCAAGACGGGAAAGCTTACACTGATCACAGAAACCGCCGCTCCTACCACCGATGGCACTGACTCGGAAGAAGTTTCTGATCGCGAAGATTGAGTCCACTTACGGGACCGATCCAAGTCCTGTCGGCGGTTCTGACGCGGTCCAAGTCACCAACCTTGAGGTGACTCCAATTGAATCTGACAACGTCCAGGCTGCTGCGTATCAAGGCTTCTTGGGTAATAGCACTCGCGGCACATTGGTTGCGAACAAGCGTGTCAGCGTCACCTTTGACATTGAGCTTGCTGGTTCTGGAACTGCTGGCACTGCGCCTGCGTTTGGTCCGCTGTTGAAGTCTTGCGGATTGAGTGAGGCGATTGTTTCGTCCACTTCTGTGACCTATGCGCCGGTCTCGAGCAGCTTTAGTTCAGCAACGATCTACTGCTTCTATGACGGCACTCGTCACAAGATCACTGGCGCTCGCGGCACCGTCAGCTTCAACATGACTGCTGGTCAATTTGCTGTCGCCAGCTTCAATTTCATTGGGATCTACAACGCACCTGATGACACTGCCCTGTCGGGTTCGTTCACTGTGGCGAATCAGGCTGCTGCGATCGAAGTGAATGACACCAACGTGACGACTGCCACCTTCCATGGTGTGACCAGCTCACGCATTGAGTCGTTCGATCTGGCAATGAATAACGAGCTGCTGTACAAGGAGACTGCTTCTAACAAGGAAGTGCTGATCACCAACCGCGCCCCTGGCGGCACTGCCGTGATTGAGGCTCCTGCAGTTGGCACCACTGACTTCTTTGCTAAGGCAGTTGCTTCTGCTACCGGCAGCACCAGCATCGTGTTGGGCGGCACTGCTGGAAATATTGTCACGGTCAATGCAGCGCAGACAGACATCACTGGTTGCAGCTACGCTGACACGAACGGCGTTATCGCTCTGTCGATGCCGTACCTTGCCCTGCCTACCACGGCTGGCAACAACGAAATGTCACTCGTCTTCACCTGATCCCTATGGCTTTCATTCTTAAGAAGACTGCTTCGTACAAATGGCCCGTGACAGTGGAAGTCCCTGTTGATGGTGGCAAATTTGAAAAGCAAACGTTCGATGCAGTCTTCAAGAAGATGAGTCGTTCCGCCTTCAACGACCTGATTGACAAAGGCGATGATGTCTTGGTTGATGGGATCCTTGAAGGTTGGGACGGCGTCAAGGATGAAGAAGGCAAGGACGTTGCATTCACGCAGAAGGCCAAGAAAGAGATCTGCGACGATCCTTATGTGATGCGTGCGTTGATTCAAGCTTATGCCGACAGCGTGACTGGAGCGCCAGCAAAAAACTAAAAGTCGCCGCTGAGTATTGGGCGAAAGGCGGCGTTGTTGATGAACGTGAGACTGATCTGAAAGCTCTTGGCGCGAGCGAGGAGCAGCTTGCTGTCTTAAAACTGGAGAGTGTTGAGAAAGATTGCGAGGTATGGGAAGAGAATTGGGACGTGTTGAACATGTTCATTCGTTTGTCAACGCAATGGCACACGAGCATGGCTGGATTGACGGGATTGAACTACCAGAGTTTGGAATGGCTATGTAAGCTGTATGCAGTCAAGGATCCTGTGGCCATGTTCGAAGGCGTGCAGGCAATGGAGATGGCTGTCCTGTCCGTCTTGAACAAGAGGAAGAAATGAGCCAAGTCACTGAACTGCTGGTACGGATCAAGGAGCAGGGCGGTGAGCAGCTCACAAGGCTTCAGGGCACGCTGAAAAACCTGGCGCAACAGACGGCTGCAACAAATATCAACTTCAGGGAAGCTTCAGAAGAGCTGCGTAAAATACAACAAACTTCAACCAATAGCGTCAACAATCTCAAAGGTTATGCAAATGCTTGGCGTGAGATTGCAAATAGCGTTGATATCGCGAGTGCTGAATTTAAGCAGGCAAGTGCAGAGGCGGCAAAACTTGATGCACAACTCAGGAAGGTCCAACCTGGTGGTCGTGGTCGTCTTGCAGGCGCTGCGCAGATTGCGGGCACAATTGCTGGCGCTGGCGTCTTTGGCGGCCTTGAGGGCGGTGCTGGCGCTGCCATAGGTGGCATTATTGGTGGCGTCCCTGGCTCAATTGTTGGCGGTGCAATTGGTGCACAAGTTGGGCAGGCACGTCAATCGCTTGGTGGCCTTGCTGATTACACGGCACAGATTGAGAAGCAGCGCATTGCCTTGCGTCTTGTTACTGCAGATGCAAATTCCTTTGCTCAAGGTTTGGCATTTATTGATCAAACAAGTCGTCGATTTGCAATTCCGCAAGAGCTAATTACACGTCAATTTACGCAGTTGTCGGCATCTGTCATTGGTGCGGGTGGAAACGTTAAAGACGCTGAGAAGGCGTTCCTTGGCATTGCTGCTGGCATTCGAGGCACAGGTGGCAGCCTTGAGGACATGGACGCAGCATTGCGTGCAACTGCGCAGGTGTTCAGCAAGGGCAAGGTAAGTGCTGAAGAATTGCGTCAACAGATTGGTGAGCGGCTGCCTGGTGCATTTACTTTGTTTGCCAAGTCAATCGGCATGACACCGCAGGAACTTGATAAAGCCCTAGAGCAAGGTCAAGTTTCGTTGCAAGATTTCATGAAGTTTGCCGAGGAGCTATTTAAGAAGTACGGCAAGAACGCTGAAATCATCGCCAAGGGGCCTCAGTCTGCTGGTGACCGGTTGCAGGCGGCCTTGTCACGCTTGAGCGAGAGCGTTGGTCGATTGTTGGCTCCTATTGGTGCTGCATTTCAAAGCATCTTTGCTGACATTGTCGAGGCTATTGATCGCGCTGCACGCTCTCTTGCTCGCTTCATGGGCATGAAGTTTTACGACCCAACTCGAATCAATGAGTTAAAAGGTGACATCGCAAGAATTCGCAAGGAAATTGATCAGCTTGGGCCGACTGGCGGTAAGGCAACTGCAGGACGTGAGCAGCTTTTACGCTTGAAAGTTGCAGAGCTGACGCAGCTCGAAGGTCTCAAGCCAAAAGGTGGCTCTACTGGTCAACTGCCGCCTAGCAATTTGCCTGGGATTATCCCTAGGGCTGGCAAAGAAGGTCGTGCCAAAGAAGATCAAGAAGCAAAACGTCAAGAAAGACTGCTCGAAAGGCGAATTGAGCTGACTCGCAAAGCGTCGGAATTTCAACGTGACCTTAACAATAAAGTCTTCGAGACAAATGAAAAAATTCAATCCTTAGGCGCAAACTCCATTCAAGTCTTTGAACGCCAATATATTGACAAGGTAACTGATGCTGAAAAGATTACGGGTGATTTGCTTCTTAAGATCTTCAACTTTGCTAAGGAAGTTCGCGAAGCTGGCGGCAAACTAAACATTCAAAATCTTGTTCAAACTGTTGTCACTCTTGAAAATACAGCTAAATCGTTGGCACAGAATGAATACGTCACAAATTTGAATGACCTATTCAAAGAGCTTGATACAACGTTTACTGAGATCACGGATCGCGTCTACGAAAATGCACGCGCCTTGCAGTACAACGCAGATGTCATGGGTGGCCTCAAGGATGGCCTGATGGGTTATAGCGAGGGCATTGGTACAGTCAGGCAGGCATTTAGCGATTTAGCAGAATCTGGTATCAAGAAGATCGAAGATTCAATTTTTGAATTATTGACGACTGGTACCGTCAATTACAGAGAGTTTGCATCACAAATCCTCAAGGAAACAACGCGGATGATTCTTCAGCAATATGTTTTGAAGGGTGTGATGCAAGCACTGGGATTCTTGAAACCTGCAGCAGCTTCTGGTCTTAGCCCATTACAGGGCATCCCCCTGTTCCAATCTTCAAGTGTAAACTTCAATCCTTTGGCATTTGGCTCCAGCTTTGCAATGGGTGGCGTTATGACGCCTTACGGGCCGATGCAGCTAAAGAAATACGCCAATGGCGGCATTGCCAATTCGCCTCAGCTTGCTGTGTTTGGCGAAGGTGCACGTTCTGAAGCGTATGTCCCGCTACCTGATGGACGTTCAATCCCAGTTACAATGAAGGGCGGCGGTGAATCGACAGTAATCGTGAACGTCGACGCTACTGGCTCACAGGTGCAGGGCAACAACAGCGATGCAAATGCACTTGGTCGTGTCGTGGGTGCCGCAGTGCAGCAAGAATTGATCAGGCAAAAACGTCCTGGAGGCCTGCTCGCATAATGGCCACTTTCAACGACGCAACAGTTGGCACAAGTAGCGGCGGGACAACGCCTGACTTCAGCCTGACCAAGAAAAGTGAACCCAAATATCGCACCGTTAAGTTTGGTGACGGTTATGAGCAGCGCTTGCGTTATGGATTGAACCAAAATCCAAAGGTTTGGGATTTGCGGTGGACAGCCAAAAGCAACGCTGATGCCGACGCAATTGAAGCATTTTTTGATGCAAGAGCTAATGATGCCGCTGCCTTTGATTGGACGCCACCAGCCGGTGGCAATGCTGGTAAATACATTTGCCCTAATTGGAGCAGGGAACTTCAATATGCAAATATCAATATCATCACCGCCACGTTTGTGCAGGTGTTTGAGCCATGAGCGAGATGTTTCAGGAGCTGCTCAGCTCCAACCCTTACGCGATCATCGAGCTGTTTGAGCTGCACCTTGACGCAACGCTGCACGGCACGACTGAGATTGTTTACTTTCACCCTGGTGTGAATCAGAAGACACCATCAGGCAACATCATCTGGAAGGGCAAGCCATATCAGGCACTGCCGATTGAGGTGGAAGGCTTTGAGTACAACGGCACTGGCCAGCTACCACGACCAAAGATACGCGTCTCGAACCTGCTCGGTAATATCTCGGCGCTGCTGCTGAGCGTCAATGAGTTCACGATTGGCAACGACCTGACAGGTGCAAAAGTGATCAGGATCCGCACGCTGAGTAGGTTCCTTGACCCTGTTAATTTCACTGGCGGGGTGAATCCTTATGGCACACCGGCTGATGAGGAGATGCCACGTGAGATTTACTACATCGACCGCAAGTCAGTTGAGAACAGGGACGTTGTTGAGTTTGAGCTGGCGGCTGTGTTTGACCTTGCTGGTGTGCGTGCGCCGAAACGGCAGGTGATCGCCAACATTTGCCAATGGAAATATCGCAGCGCTGAGTGTGGCTACACAGGCAGCAACTACTTTGATGAGTACGACAACGCCTTAGGGGCCACGCCTGCGCCTAATTTTAACTCAACCGCATTTGGCGCTCAGCTCAACGTCAACGAGACATTGAACGAAGGCGACGCGATTGTCTCGTCGAACGGCTGGTATCGGGCACTCATGCAGGCCGATGGCAACTTCGTGGTCTACAACAAGGCGAACGTGCCTGTCTGGCAAACTGGAACAAATCGTGGCGACGGAACTTGGCAGCTCAGGATGCAGGCTGATGGCAACCTGGTCATCTACAACGGCAGCACTGCAATCTGGGCCAGCAACACAGTCGGCACAGCCTCACCAACGGGCTTGGCATTCCTTGGCTGGTATCCAACCGATGGTCAGACTGGCCGCTCTGGTGGCTTTGGTTGGGAGTGCGTGGGATCGTCGCCTGCAAGCGCGGGACTGACCAACACGCAGACAGAAACGTTCAACATTGACGGCCGCACAATCACGGTTCAGTTCACCTTCACGTCTGCTGCGCTGCCTGTCGATCACTACACAGGTGAGTCGTTCGCTTGGAACATCATCAGCAGTCAGTCAATCAGCAGTTCAACAGGCAGCTACTACCAAGGAGAAGTGATCAACCTGCCTAAGACCCTGAGCAGCAACAACCCGTTCAGAAACAATCACCCCACACTAGGCACCTTGACGGAGGCAGGCCCGCAGTATGAGATCACAGGCGTCAGCGGCAACAGCAACAACCGGCTGAGCATCACGACGACCGGTCAGCTCATCATTTACACGGGCGCCAACACCCCGCTCTGGTATTCCAGTTACGCCAGCGCTGTCGAGCCTTTGGTGCAAACCGGCACCGTTGACCCGTTGCGTGATGTATGTGGGAAGCGGATCAGTTCATGCAGGAAACGCTTTGGTGAGTTCAACGACTTACCCTTTGGATCATTCCCAAGCGCTGGTACGTTCTACGGATGACACACTGGAAACACAACGCGCTGGAACATGCGCTCAAGGATGCACCACGCGAGGCGTGCGGGTTGGTCGTAGTCATCAAAGGCCGCGAGCAGTATTGGCCATGCAAGAACTTGGCACCCGCCAAAGACTTCTTCATCCTTGACCCTGACGATTACGCCGCTGCAGAGGATGCTGGCGAGGTGATCGCCGTGTTCCACAGCCACCCGCAGACACCTGCGCAGCCAAGCCAAGCCGATCGTATGGCCTGCGAAAAGTCCGGTTTGATCTGGCACATCTGCAACCCTGGCACTGAGATGTGGTGCGAGATCGAGCCGGAGGGTTATCAGGCGCCGCTGATTGGGCGGGAGTGGGTGTGGGGCGTGAGCGACTGCTGGACGCTGGTGCGGGACTGGTACAAGGAGGAGATGGCGCTCGACCTGCCGGATTGGGAGCGGCCTGCGTCACTGCTTGAGTTTCACAATGCCCCCATGTTTGAACGGTGTTTTGCTGAGGCAGGCTTTGAAGATCACGGCATCAACGAGCCTGAGTATGGCGACGCGATCCTGATGCAGCTTGATGGGTCACCCGGCCTGAACCATGTGGCCGTGTACGTGGGCGAGCAGCGGATCCTCCATCATTTGCGCGGGCG